AAAAGGTTTATTTCCCCACACAATAAAAAAAAGAGGCGGGGCCCCCCCCGCCGTTTTTGTTTTTTTATATTTTTTAAAGATTTTTTATAAAAAATCGCAGTCAAATCCTCGCCCCGCCTGCGCGCTTGATGTGTGGATTTCAACGCAAATTGCGTTGATGGCTCAAAGCCCGCCAGTATTGGTGCCTTAAAGATCTCAAAACAAGGATCTCATAACGCAAATTAACGCAAAATTACGCAAAAAATGAACAGATTGATCGCGTTTGTGGCGGTCAATGATCGCTATCTGCTTTTTCGAGCAATTTATACTCAATAAAGCTGATAACTTCGACGCCCAACCAATCATTAATTTCCTGCAGGCGCGCTTGTAAAGGCATGATTTCATTTACATAAAAAACCTTAGCCGCTTTTTCGACATCACCAAAACCACCGACATTATTTGGCAAAATCCCCATTAATTGCGGCGGCACTCTATGAGCCGCTAAAACATCATCACGGCTGGCATTTTTGATATTTAAAAAATCATCTTTGGCGACGGCGTCAGAAAGCGGAATAACTTGCAGACCGTCTTTTTTACCGTCCGGAATATGAATAAACAAATTTTTAAAGTTGCCGGTGCCTTTTGTCTGTCTTAATTGTTGCTTAATGGCTTCAACGTCGTCTTTATTCTGCGTAGGGTCGGTAAAATAGATAATCGAACCCGCGTGCGCGCCATTGAGATAATACTTGCGGCGAAATAGCGTTGCACTCTCATTTAAAAAAGCAGATTGCAACGCCCCCAAATAAGGCGGCATGCCGTAGATTTCTTGATTAACGTCAGGATTAATCAAGTTAAAAACGGAATTTTTACGAAACTCATGATCATCAAACCCGCTAACAATCTGATAAAAAACGCCGTCATCTTTGCCAACGCGCATATATTTAGCCAACGGTGATTTAAGGCCGATAACATTTCCCCAAGCATTTTCAATTTTTTCAAAGTATGCGTTGCCAAAGACTAAATAGTCTTGAACGAACTTTTCCAATTGCGTGCGCGGCAAAAGTGCGGTCGTTTTGCACGTTGAAAGCAAAATATTTTTCTTCACGTCAATAGCGCTTTGATGATGCGGCGACGCTTTAAGCGCCTTAGCCAAATAAGCAGGGTTTATTGGCGGATTGTAATATTTATTAAACATCAGAGACGATTCAAAATAATTTAAAATATCCGCTCGGTCTAACACGGGGATAGGCTCACCAAAACTAAAAGCCTGTACTTGCAAACCGTCTTTTTCGGTAAAAGTGCGGTCGTTTTTTGTGTTGTTTTTTCTGCGCTTGCTCATTGTTGCAATCCTGTTTAGTCAAAAGTAAAAATAGATGATTGGTTTGTTGATACATTACCGCCGGAACCATAAGGCACGTTCAAAATGCAATTCATAATCGCCCAAGACAAATCGCCGTGGCTTGCTTCTTCCGAGCGGTCGGAAATGTAAGTGATTTTTCCCGTGCCGGTAATGCGTTTTTTAACGGTCATAAAACTGGTTGATATATCGTTCCCGTCCCATTTTAAGCGGCGTTTTTGAATTAAATTCATGGTTTTAAGCACCATTTCATTTTTTAAGTCGGGGTTATAGTCAAGCCCGGTAACAGTTGAGTAAAACTTACGCACCTCTTGATAAACACCTGATCCCATCCCAGTTTTGTCAATCACCACGCGCGTGACGTTATAGTCATCTAAAAACTGCTTAATCCGCGCCGCTTGCGCTTCATAATCCAAACCATGAAAAGTTTGATGATGCAATACACGATAATCGCCACCGTCCACACGCGGCGGGGCAACAATCACAAGCGCCGCGCGGTCGCCGGTATGCGCCGGGTCATAACCTAGCCAAACTTCCTTATTGCCAAATGGACGCCGCCAAAATGGCTTGTAGTCCGTCCATTCTTCCAAACTGTCAACTTGGCACAATTGCAAATCAGAAAATTTAAACGCGCTCGCGTTATCGTCCATAAACTGACACAAAAACAACTGCTCAAATTCTTCACGTGAGTTCTCAGCCAATAAATCTTCAATATCGAATAAATTACAACCGCCATCTAGCGCGTCGTAAATCGTTACAATCTGTTTCCATTGTCTATCGGCGCACAGCTTGCCCGCCTTTAAATTTTCGTGCGAAATATCAATTTCCACGCGATCGGCTTTGGCTTTTTTACGGTTAAATGCCTTGCCGCTAAAAAACGCATAAGCAGGGTGCGCAATACTAGTAGGCGTTGAAAAGTAGGTTTGACGGTAAAATTTTTGCGCGGCCATACCGGAAGCAACTTTGCGCATAACATCAAATTTCGGCACCCAAAATATTTCGTCAAAATATAAGTTGCCGTGATAACTTTGCGCCGTTGCCGAGTTTGTGCCTAAAAAAATGAGTTCCGCGCCGCTCGGCAATTTGATTGTTTCGCCCTTTAAATCCACGTCCGCTTTTTGTTTGGCATAGTTGACAATGTAACTACGAAACTGCAAAGCCTGCTTTTTACTGGCAGACAAGAAAATTTGGTTATGACCGGTCGTCAAGGCGTCAATAAAGGCTTCGTGCGCGAAATAGTAGGTTGCGCCAATCTGACGGCTTTTTAAAATGTTGCGAATCCGATTGCTTTTCGCGTCGTGCCAAATCCGCTGATAGTTAAACATTTCCGACAAAAAGCCATCAATCAGCAATTTTTGTTGCTCCTCGCTGATCGCGTTTTGTTCAGCTTTTTTACGCTCGCCGGCATTACGATTTTTTATCTTAGGGTTTAAATCCGCTTCGTTCCCCTCGCCGAAAGAATACTTTTTAACGCGCGCCATACGCTCCATCTGCCGCCCTAGCAAATCAATCTCTTTATAGTCGGAGCCGCTTTTATCCGCTTTCATGATCAGTAAATTAAGACGGCTTTCAAGCGTCAATTCAACCCGCCCAACGGGCGCCATATCGTCCCATTTTTCGCGATCTTTCCAACTCGAAATTGTGGACGCCGACAAGCCCAACTGGCGCGCAATTTCCGCGATTTTGTACCCGCCGAAATACATCGTTTGCGCCTGCCGCTTTAAACTCGCGTCATTTTTATCTGTGTTATCTAGTGTTGCGATTTCGTTCATAAAATCCCCGTAAAATCATCACGGGAATAATATGAATAAAGATAAGTTATTGATTGTGCTTTGAATTGTGAGTTTTGTAACAACAAGACGAACAGCAAGACAAGAAAAAATAAAAGCTCCAATATTGTGCCGAATTGAAACATCAGCCAATTTTTGGAGCTACCAATGAGCAAAACCCCCTCTAAATGGTTTGTTGTCGCAACAGAGGGCGCAACAACCGACGGCCGCGCGATTAATCGCACATGGATTGAGCAAATGGCCAAAAACTACGACCCGAAAAAATACGGGGCGCGCATCAACATTGAACACATCAAATTCCGCCTACTTTGGAAAGATGAACCTCACTCCAAATGCTACGGCGACGTCACCGGCTTGAAAGCGGAAGAAAACAAAGAAGGCAAATTGCAACTCTTAGCGCAAATCGACCCGACAGCCGATTTAATCGCACTCAACAAAGACCGCCAAAAAATCTATACATCAATTGAAGTTGATCCGAATTTTGCCGACACCGGCGAAGCGTATTTAGTAGGCTTAGCTGTCACCGATACCCCGGCAAGCCTAGGCACCGAAATGTTGCAATTTAGCGCAGGTGCAAAAGCAAATCCGTTAAGCGGTCGCAAAGATAAACCGGAAAACCTATTCACTGCAGCAGTAGAAACATCGCTTGAATTTGAAGAAGTGGAAACGGAAGCAGAAAAACAAAACTTTTTCGCAAAAATTAAAGCACTTTTTGCTAAAGCATCAGAAAGCAAGGATGAACGTTTCGGTGAACATGAAAAAGCCATCGAATTGTTGAGCGAACAAGTCATTAATGAACAAAGCAAAGCCGCGCAGTTGTTGAACCAACTCACCCAGTTACAAAACGACCAGGCAGACTTATTAACCAAAGTCACCGACCTGCAAAACAAATTAGGCGAATTGGAAAAGCAACCGACATCCGACTATACACCGCGCCCGAAAGTGGCAGGCGAAAAAACGGAAGACGAAGACTTTATTTATTAATCGCACCGAAGCAAACAACACCTATTTAAAACACACCATCATCAAGGATTTTGCAAATGAAAAACGAAACCCGCGCAAAAATTAATGAATATCGCGTTGCCATGGCGGAGGCAAACAATATCCCAGTAGAAGATACCGCGACGAAGTTTACCGTTGCCCCGTCCGTGCAACAACGATTAGAAACAAAAACACAAGAATCATCCGCATTTTTGCAAAAAATCAACGTTGTGCCGGTCACGGAACAAAGCGGCGAAGCATTAGGTTTAGGCGTTGCCGGAACATTGGCAAGCACCACCGATACCACGCAAGCAGATCGTAAAACACAAGATTTAATGAGCCTAGAAGCCATTAAATACACTTGCGAAAAAATCAACTACGATTCGCACATTAGATACCCTCAATTAGACATGTGGGCGAAATTCCCGGACTTTAAACAGCGCTTGGCAGGGCTGAAAATGAATCGCGTTGCACTAGACCGAATCATGATTGGCTTTAACGGCACAAGCCACGCGGCGACATCAAACCGCACCCAAAACCCATTATTGCAAGACGTGGCGATCGGTTGGTTGCAAAAAGTGCGCACAGACGCAGCAAAACGCCACATGAAAGAAGTGGAAAGCGGCACCGGTAAAATTTACATCGGCAAAAATCAAGCCTATCAAAACCTTGACGCATTAGTTTATTCCGCCGTGAATGACTTAATTGAGCCTTGGTTCCAGGAAGACACTGAACTAGTGGCAATCGTCGGCCGCGATTTATTAGCCGATAAGTATTTCCCGCTTGTCAATGCTCAAGACAAGCCGACCGAAAAACTTGCAGCGGATATTGTCATCAGCCAAAAACGCATTGGCGGTTTGCCTGCAGTCCGCGTGCCATTCTTCCCGGCTGGCGCAATCCTGATCACTCGATTAGACAACTTATCCATCTACTACCAAGAAGGCGCAATGCGTCGAACCTTTGTAGATAACGCCAAACGCGATCAATACGAAGACTACATGAGCTCAAATGATGCCTTTGTGATTGAAAACTATGATTGCGTGGCATTGTTGGAAAACATTGAATTTAAGGACAAATAACCATGCGCCCAACTAAGCAACATTATTTGCGCGTATCCGCCGAGCAGGAACACTCGGCGGAAGCCGAAAATCTAGACGGCGCAAGCGAATATGAAAAAATGTTGTATTTGCTGGCGCGTCATCAGAAAAATCTGAAAGGCGTGCAGTCAATGGAGCAACGCACGGCAATGAAGCGCGAATATCTCCCTGATTATCTGCCTTGGATTGAGGGCGCACTTAGCGCCGGCACAGGCAAGCAAGACAACGTCTTGATGACGTGGTTAGTTTGGGCGATTGACTGCGGCGAATACCCGCTTGCATTGCGTATCGCAGAATATGCCTTGCACCAAGATTTAGTGCTACCTGAACAGTTTAGCCGAACCTTGCCGACACTCGTCGCAGAAGAATTTGCTGATGCCGCGAAAAAGGCGTTGCAACTAAAAGAAACATCGTTTGACGTCACTTTATTGCAACGTGTGGCTGAAATTACCGATGACAAAGACATGCCCGATCAAAGTCGCGCCCGTCTTTATCGTGAAATCGGGTTACAGCTCAAGGACATCAACCAAACTGCCGCACTTGCGGCGCTCGAAAAGGCTTGGTCGCTGGATGACAAAATCGGCGTAAAAACCGAAGTCAACAAACTAAGAAAAGCCCTTGGTAAAGCGGAAACGGAAGAACCAACGCCGGATGAAACCGACAACGGCGACGCCGCGACCGATAAAACAAACGCTTAACGAATTTTGGAAATTTCCAAACTGTTTTTGGGAATTTCCGAAGCCGAGCAAA